GAAGCAACGCTTGGTGAAAAAAATATCAGCGCGAGTTATGGCGACGTTGAGCCAGAACTACGAATCTGCGATGCAAGGTGCGGCACTGAGCGTGATGCAAATGTCAGCGGCGGCGTATGCGCCGACGCAGTTAGAGGATTTACAATCGTGGTATGCGCCAGCCCAGCTCGACGGCGGGACGAATTATGATCATCCCTCGGCCATGTGGTTTTCCGCGCAAGCCGGACAAGACATGAATCGCCTGGTAGAAATGCAATGGCAGAAATAGAGTACAGCGGAATTAAGTTTTCCGGCAGCAAGCTGCTGCTGTTGGTGCCATTGCTTGGCGCGATTGGCGGCGCAATTTGGGGCGGTTTCGAGGCGTATGCGCGGTGGACCGCAATGGAGACTCAAATCAGCGAATACTCGGCCCCAGACTTGTCTGGAATCGAACAAAGAATTGCTGTTTTTGCAGAGGAAAATTCGCAAATTGAGCAACTTGTGGCACAATTCAAAGATCTTTTGGGAGATATGCGCTCCGATTTGTCAGACATGAAACTCGAACTGAAGGATGACATCACAGAGGTATTCAAAAACATAGATCGTCAGGAAGGCAGGAACCGCAACAATGTCGAAGATGTTCGCGATTTAATTAATGCATTTGAATTGCGCGTTGACAACAAGGTGACAAAGCTCGATGAACAGATCGACACATTGGAGGAAAAACTGGATCAGCGTATTAAAGCCGCATTGGAAAATCCGTTAGCGAAATAGACATGATAGTTTTCCCTTTTAGTTTAGATGCAGAAACTACGTTAAAACCTATGGTTTATTACGGGTAATAGGGTATGGCTGCGGTTTCACCTTTTGGACAACCGATGTTTGCTGGAGTAAACCTTGCAAACCCACGTAATCTTTCCGACGCGGAACTTGCCGCACAACGACAAGAGACGCTAGATTTAGCCGCCGCACAGGCCGCAGAAAGAGATCGTTTAATTGCCGAGGGCAAGGCCACACAGGCTGCAGAAAACGAAAGACTTTCGTTACTTACAGTGCCCGATGAAAAGGAGTATTGGGGGCTTTCAGAAGAAACGCTTAACTGGGAAAATCCTTATCCTAAAAGACCCGGAACGGTTCCGGGCCGCTATGAACGCTTTGATTATACGGTTCCCGGTTCAGGTATTGCTGGCGGTGGTAATTTCGCAGAAGCCTTTGATAAGGCATTTTCATCTCAGTGGAAATCGCCCGTTGCAGGGTTGTCCGAAATGCAGCAGCAACTTCTTGGCGGAACCAACTTTATTGGTGCACAGAGCGTAGCAGATCTTGCGGGTAATAATTTGCCACCAGAAGCGGTGGCTGTTGCGGAATTTAATCAAAGGCTTAGAGACCAACAGTCTCGTCATAGAACATACACCACCAACAAAGAATATTTGCAAGCGTTTCAAACGCTAGGAATAGACCCAAGTAAGATAACGTCGCCAGAAGCGTTGGCCGCAATTTCGCCAATGCAAAAAGCTGCCGTATTTGATCTTGTCCAGCGGCAGCTTCAATTTAAGAACCAACGTGCTAAACGAGGAATTGCTTCTGTACCGTATCTTGGCACCGCTCTTACGATTGGATCGGCCTTTCTTCCTGGAGGTCAGTTTATAGCGCCTGCGGTAGGGGCTGGTTTTGGTGGCGCTACTGGTGGTTTAAAAGGCGCTATATTAGGTGGGCTTAGTGGCTTAGGAGCAGGGCATGCCGCTGGGGCGATAAAAGCCGCTGGAGGCGTAAAAGCAGCTCTTACAAAAGGAATAACTTCGTTGGCAGCAAATCCTGTACAAGCAATTGGTACAGGGCTAAAAAATCTTATAGTCCCCAGTGCAAAAGGCGTTTATGGCACCGCCGGTACATTCGGTACATTAGGGAAAGTTGCCAATGTTTTAGGATCTCCTGGTGGGCAGTTTTTGGCTAGTGTAGGCACAAGCTTAGCTACTCCTTTGCCCATTGAACAAGATTCCCAAGACCAGCAAGGTTCTCAAGGCCAGCAAGGTTCTCAAGGCGGTGCATTCTCTGGCGTTACCGACCGCATAACTCAAGGAATGGGGTCTTTACCGCAAACTGCTCCTAGCTTTGTGGACCCGACCCCTTATTTAGGAGTAGCTGACCTTAGCCCTGCTTTCATGAACCAGCTTGAGCTAGGAAATACAGCCATTCCTTCTGGGGGGACATCTTTGAATCCTGCTTTTATGAACCAGTTTGAGCTAGGAAACACTGCCATTCCCTCTGGGACGACCTCTCTTAACCCTGCTTTTATGAACCAATTTGAGCTAGGAGATACAGCCATTCCTTCTGGAGTGGCCTCCCTTGACCCTGCTTTCATGAACCAGCTTGAACGAGCCGAATTGGGGACAGCCTAATGCCTTTAGCTAAAGTTGTATTTAGACCAGGTATCAATAAAGAGACGACTTCTTACGGAAGCGAACAGGGCTGGTTTGACTCAAGCCTTATTCGTTTCCGTAAAGGCCGTCCGGAAAAAATGGGTGGTTGGCAGAAGCTTAGTTCTAACGCCATCCAGGGAACGCCCCGTTCTATGCACATATGGTCTGCATTGGACGGCACTAAGTACATGGGCATGGGAACGGAGTCCAAAATATATATCGAGGAGGGCGGTGACTACAACGACATCACGCCTATTCGTAGTACTGTTACCCTGTCCTCTAACCCTTTTAAAACAGGGAGCGCCAGTAGCGGTACAGTAACCGTGACACATGCTAGTCATGGCGCCAACACCGGAGATTTTGTAACGTATACCGGCGCTACGACCACTGATGGTATTACAGCCGCCCAGTTAAACCTAGAATTTGAAATAACGGTCGTCAATAGTAATGAGTACACTATTTCCACGGCGGGCAGTGCTACTTCCGGTTCTACTGCAGGTGGTGGCACGCCCACGGCGGCTTATCAAATTAACGCAGGTCTTGTAACGGCAGTTGCTGGCACGGGCTGGGGCGCCGGGGTATGGGGAGGGCTTACCTCGGGTTATTCGCAAACCACGCTGGATGGCTCTATTTCCGATTCCGAGACATCGTCCATTGATTTAACCAGTGCCGCGTCTTTTGAGACAGCCGCCACTACGCTTTCCGGTGCGCTTACGGTTTCCAGTACCACTGTTACTTTGGCTGATTCTACTGGAATGCCTTCCAAGGGCACTATTTTAGTAGATAGTGAGAAGATTATTTACGGTACTAATGCAGGCAATGTACTGGGCAGCATTACCCGAGCGGCGGATGGCACCACGGTAGCAGCGCATAGCGACGGCGCTACGGCCACCTTTGTCGGCCTTATATTAATCGACAACGAGCTTATTCAATATACTGGAAAGTCCTCCAATGACCTTAACGCAGGCATTGTAAGAGGAGTCCGTGGCACTACGGCAGCAGCGCATAGCGATGATGTTGTTGTGAGTGAAGCCAATGATTTCGTAGGATGGGGGCAATCAGCTTCTATATCTTCCTCAGACGGCCAGCAGCTTCGCCTATGGTTCCAAGACAACTGGGGCGAAGATCTGACCTTTAATGTGTTTGACGGTGCTCCTTATTACTGGGACAAAACATTTGGACTCTCTAATAGGGCCACGACATTTGCTTCTCAGACAGGGGCTTCCGCTGCACCAACCATTACGCGCCAGATCATGGTTTCCGGTGCAGACCGCCATATCATTTGTTTTGGCTGTAATCCCAGAGGAGAAACTGCTCAAGACTTGCTACACGTTCGATGGTCAGATCAGGAAAGCCCTTTTGACTGGACGCCTACTGCCACGAATACGGCAGGCTCTCAGCGTATTTCTTCTGGCTCTGAAATCATTCGAGCACAGAAAACACGTCAGGAAATATTGATATGGACCGATGTCAATTTACATACCATGCGGTTTGTAGGACCGCCTTTGACCTTTAGTTTTACGCTTGTCGGAAGTGGTGTGTCGCTTATTTCTCCTAACGCACTAACGGCTGTCGGAGATCGGGTGTTTTGGATGTCACGGGAAAACTTCCATGCTTATTCAGGGCGTGTAGAAACCATACCTTGCACGGTTTTACGGTATGTTTTTGACGACATGAACATAGGGCAAAGTCGAAAGTTTTTTGCCGCGTCTAACAAAATGTTTGACGAAGTGATTTGGTTCTACGTGTCATCAGATGCCACTGAAATTGATCGCTACGCCAAGTTTAATTACGTGGAAGGCACTTGGGATATTGGCGCTTTGTCGAGAACGGCATGGACTGATTTTGGAGTTCACGATTTTCCAAGAGGTGCCGGGTCTGTAGATGGTACGCAGTATGTGTACCTACAGGAAAATGGGTCTAATGCTGATGGCTCCGCCATGACCTCCTATATCGAGTCTGCGGATTTTGACTTAGATCCTGACGGCGATAAATTTATGTTCCTCAGCCGGTTGATACCTGATATTGACATTACGACTTCCAGCAGCTCGTCTGTGAATTATGTTTTGAAAACGAGAAATTATCCTGGTGAATCCTTGTCTACTAACTCGACTAATGAGGTTTCAAGCACTACCACGCAGTCTTTTCTACGTGCCCGAGCCAGACAAGCGGCCATCCGCATTGAAAGCTCTACTACTGATATTGCATGGACACTGGGCGATTTAAGGTTGGAGATTAAACCGGATGGGAGGCGCTAATGGCCAGACTACTAGATCATAGTCTTCCGGACGTTGCGGGAGTAAGTGCGAACGCTATTAACCCTATTACTGGGCAACCGCAATTTATAGAAGCGGTACAGCGTGCTATAAGAGATATTGAAATGGCGCTGACGAACACTGAGTTCCCAGCAGAGATAGAAGGAAAAGACGATTCCAGAGCTTTAACATGGTTTATTTGACACTCTAGAGGGCTTTAAAATGTCAACATTTGCTTTTGATATGCGGAACATAACCCCAGCACAGCTGGAGACTATGAATAGGGTTAATAGCAGGCTTTATGGGGAAACTCCCAAGACCATGGAGGACATCAAGCGGAACTTGGCGGCTTCAGATCAAAGAATGCAGGATCAGCTAAGCGCGTTTCGGGCGTTGAACCCGAATCTGCCGTCCATTGGCTCCGCCGGCTCTACTCTAGGGGTCTCAACGGGAACACCGCCGGG